GCTCCCCAACCCATCTTTCCGCGACGGACTTGAGGGCATTAGCGGTCAGATTAATTCTGATGCAGTGGGAAAGGTTTAGGCATTTTGCACAAAAGATGAATGGGGAAGCATTCGAAACACAAGAGGCCTATGCAGAGTACATGGGGAAGGATGGCACGTGGGGAGACCATCTCACACTGTTAGTGTTGTGTGAACACTTTCACCTACACGCAGTGGTGCATGTGCACCGTGGTCCTACCAACATAGGCACGATCAATATCAATCCGGCCGGGACTACAAAAGTCCACCTCAAGTTCACCCAGGAGTGTCACTATGAGGCAATAGTATAGGTAAAAATTGATTTTATATTTTTTTATTCTATTATTATTAATATATAGATGTCTAATAATCAAGATTGGGAACCCGTAATTCTAATTAATAAGAAAAAGATGAAAGAACGAGAAAAGAATGATAATAGTAATAAAGTAGCTAAACCAGTTAGTAACAATAATAAATTAACTGGTTCAGGGAAAAAAATTAATGATGATGATGAATTACCAACACAAACACTTGTGGGTAAGGATACATCTTTAATGATTATGAAAGCACGAACTACCAAAGGTTTAAAACAAAAAGATGTTGCAATCAAAATGAATATGCCATTACCGCTATATCAACAATATGAAAATGGAACAGCTGTTCGTAATGGACAAATGTTAAACAAACTAGGAAAAGTATTAGGGGTTAAATTAACAGGTAAAGGAGTAGCTTAATCTACAAATCAATTTTTATTTATATTAAATATCTAATTATTTATAATATGGTTAAAGTGAATGATATTATAAATGATATAGGTAAATATCACTATTTATTAGTAGCAGGAAATAAATCATTATTACTAAGTTCAAATAATAATAAAAAAGAAGCAAAAGCGAAAGCTTTAAACAAAATAGAAAATAAAATAGACAAATTAAAAGGTCATGTTTTATATCAAATCAAATTACAAGGTATATCTAGTAAAAAATTAGAAGATGATAAAAAAGCAACTATTCCTAAATTAGGTGGTCCCATCGTTGCTATAATAACAAACTATATTATTGAATCGAAAAATAGTTTAAATAAAGAATCATGTGAAAATAGTATATTTTTTACGAAAAAATTTCTTAAAAATAATAACCAAATTAAAGAAGTAGATATTAAAAAAATAGCATATGCACATGATAAACACTTGGCAGAATGTTTATTTTCAATAAATACAATTGAAACAATAAATAAACAATTATAATTAAAATTGATAATTACAGTATTTAATGCTGATTATATATTAATTTTAATGAGCCCAATTCTTCTAAAACAAGTTCAAACACAAATAAATTCATTAAATGGTATTCATAATCGAAAATTACAAATACCTATTTCATACCAAAAATATGGCACTATTTTTGATATTCTATATAACTGGTTAATTAATGAAAAACCAGTATTTAATAATTATCAACATCCCATACATCCCAACGTAATTAAATATCTTGAGGATAATAAAGTTATCGAAATAAAGAAAAAAAGGAAAAAATATTATTTACAGGTAAATGAAACAATTGATCTACACATTATGGCACAATACATATTTACTTTTAAATTATATCAAAAACTTTATAAACTAGCACATGAAAAGAAAAAATATAATTTTTTAAAAACATATTTTGATGAAGCTGGTTATATTTCTAATACGAATTTTAAAGTAGAAGCACGCCAGGAAAGATATGGTTTTAAAAGACCATATTCTATTGATGTTAAATTTTCTATTAATGATGATAATTCTATAGCAATAGAATATCTGGAAAGTCATCATATTAAAGAACGTAAAAGCGATATACAAATCAATAGAGCAATTGAGGTTATGTTAAATTCAAATGTATGTCATTGGATGTTTATATGGGAACATAAATTAGAGTCCAGTTACGATGAATTTATGAATAAGCTTGTTACTCATTTATGTAGAAAAATCAAAGATTATAAAGATATTAATAATGAAGAAAAATATGTTATTAATGAATTAAATGAAACTATAAATAATAAAAAATTTTCACGTATATTATTTAATGCTTTTAAAAATGAAACTCAATGTATTATTTCATCAAATATGTTATTAGATAATTTGAAAATACAAACAAAAAATCATAAAGCAATCATATCAAATTTTAAAAAGGAAATCGAGTATCTTGATGATAGTAATACATCAATTGAAGATTTTGATATTTCCGATAATGATGAGGAAGATGAATTTAAATTAATTGAGCGAATACAATATTATGATGAAAAATCCAATGATATATTATTATCAAATAATGGATTATTTTCCTTATTAGGTCAAATAAATCAAAATAATGTACCTAATAATACTTATTTACGACGTATACGTTTCTTGCAGAATAATATAGCTAAATCAGCTTATAATTCCGCTTGTAAATTAAGGATAAAACAATTAGAATTAAAAAATGATATTTCGTGGGGATGGGATTGATAGTTTAACTGATTAATCTACAAAATCACAACAAGCGTCATTATTATAATCAACTTTATTAAATTTTTCTAAATCACAAAACTTTTTATCTTGACCAATATCATTTTCTGATTTAATGATATTATTTTCAACCTCAAATAATTTTACTTTATATTTTAATTTTCTATATAGTCTTCTTCTATATAACCCTTGTTTAACTAGACTAGGTAATTGATCAACTATATCTATAATAACAGGAGAAATAGCTGCATGACTTTTACGAATAATTCGTCCAATTGATTGTTCTACTTCACGTCTAGGTGTAGTCATGATAAGAGTATTTAATGTAGGTATATCTAATCCTTCAGAAGCCATACCATAACTACCTAATAAGATTTGTGCTCCACTTGCTTGATCTAATTGCTTTTTACTTTTACCTCCAATATAATAATCACAAGTATATTTTTCCAATTTATCAATCCGTTCTTTTAAATCTTTCAAATGTTCGATTCTATCACTTAGGATTAAAACTTTTCTTCCTTCTTCTTCAAGCAGTTCCAGTAGAATATCAACAATGAATTTATTTCTTTTTTTCAATGATATTAATCGATTAATTGTTCTTGGTCGATTAACCTCACCTGTAAAAGGTAATCTAGCTTCTGCAAATTTCTGATGTTTTAAATCATAGTTATAAATATTAACCATAACATTATCATTTTCATTAGGAGGAGCTTTATACGCAATATCACCCAAATACCAGAATAGAATTTTTTCCATTTTATCAGAACGTTTTGGTGTAGCAGATAGGGCAAGACTTTTTTTACAAGCAATAATAGGTAATGCTTTGGAGAAATATTCAGATGGAGCATGATGAGCTTCATCAAAAATAATTAGTCCAAACTCAGTAAAAATATCATAGTCATATTTATCTTTTGCAATCGATTGTAACATACCAACAACAAAGTCTTTACCATCTACATCTATTTTTTTTTGTTGTAATATACCAACTTTTGCATTGGTAAATTCATTTATTCGTTCCATCCATTGATTAAGTAAAAATGTTTTATGGACAATAATTAATGTTTTTAACTTGAAATGATTAGCGATGTATAAACCCATAAAAGTTTTACCAATACCACAACCAACACAAATTAAACCACCATCATGTTTTTCCATATGTTTAATAGTTGTATCAATAATAACTTTTTGATTAGGTCTTGGTTTTCCGGTAAATTTAATATTGATCTTTTTTCCTTCAATTTCATGGTTTTCATCCGGTTGTCCAAATTTATTCAACCCATAAAATTTAGGAACAGAAAGATACGTATCATCTTCAGTATATACTGGAAATTTGATAGGTTTTGAGTTATGAACTTTGAATGAAATATATGGTTCAACAGTTAATTCTCTTTTTGCTTCATCGATTAGTTTCTTGTTAGTTTTAGTTTTTTTTACTAAATATCCTTCCTTTGTAAGTAATTTACTCATTAACTATTAATTATAATATATCTTTAATAGTTAACATATTCATTTTTTATAAATTTATTAATTCACTAATACTTTCACCAGTTAAGCTCCTGTAAATAGCACTCGCACACATTTCACTTATATCTATTACGTCTATTTTATCTATCTTACCAAATCGTTCGGTAATTTCCATAGTATTAGTTACTATTACTTTGTCAAAAGCACTTTGATTTATTTTATCAATTGCTTTACCACTTAATACTCCATGACATACACCCATATATATATTTTTAGCACCATTTTCTTTCAAAGTATGTGCGGCTTTACATGCTGTACCACCAGTATCTATCATATCATCGATAATAAAACAAGTACTATCTTGGACTTGTCCAAGTAATACCATACTATCAACTACATTGGGTTTATTTCTTTCTTTATATAAAATAGCAATTCTACAATTTAATTTTTTTGCAACTCTGGTAGCTCTTTTTACACCACCTTCATCTGGGCTAACAATAACCAAGTCTGAAAGATTATCTGGATACATGTTTTTAATATATTGAATAAAATATGGTTCTGTAAATAAATTATCTAATGGTGTTTTATTAAAAAACCCTTGAATTTGTCCAGCATGTAAATCAAAACAAATAACACGTGATATATCTAGATTTTCTAAAATAGTAGAAATTAAACTAGCAGTAATTGGACTTCTGCTATAACTTTTTTTATCTTGTCTTTGATATGGGAAAATTGGTAAAACAACTGTTATAGTAGCAGCACTTGATCTTTTAATAGCATCAATTAAGACTAATAGTTCCAATAACATATCATTAACACTACCTTGCGTGGAAATACCAACTGTTTGGATTATAATACAATTCTTCTTTCTTACATTTTCTTCTATCTTGGGTATTTCTATTTCTCCATCAGAAAATCTTGATATTTTACATTTGGAGAGACAACCGGGAAAATATGATGCAACTCTTAAACCAAAATCCCTATTACCATTTCCAACAAAAATAAGAGTATCCTTTACTGAATGAGTATGTTTAATAAGTTCTAACTTGATCATTAAACATTATATTATTATATCTTTAATAAATATTATCTATTGTATAGTATATGACTAGTAAAGATTATCTAAAAAATTTTGATAAAATATGGAAAGCTAAATGTTCTACTCATAATAAATTACCTAATATTTTACCAGCTGTTAGACGTATTATTGTTATAGGTGATGTTCATGGGGATTATGATCAAGTATTAAATTGTTTAAAAATAGGAGGTGTTATAAATGATCAAAAACAATGGATAGGTGGGGATACTGTAGTAGTGCAATTAGGAGATCAAGTTGATAGTTGTCGTGCTGCAGGATTTTGTCATTTACCAAATACAACAAGTAACGATAAGGCCGAAGATATAAAGATTTTACAATTTTTTACTGCTTTACATGAAGATGCAGCCAAAGCTGGGGGTGCAGTGTATTCTATTTTAGGTAACCATGAACTAATGAATGTTCAGGGTGATATGACATATGTGTCTTATGAAAATATTATGGAATTTGATAAAAATTATTTCAAAGCATTAGATAAGAGGAAAAAGGATTTTAAACCAGGTAATGAATTGGCTAATTTTTTAGCATGTACCCGCCAAATGGCTTTAATAATTGGAAGTAATTTATTTGTTCATGCTGGAATAGTACCAGAAATAGTAACACAATATCCTAATGTAAATGATTTAAATAAATTATTAACCTTATATTTACTAGGTGAATTAGAAACACCACATCATTTTAATGATATTTTTATGTCAGCACAACACTCACCTTTATGGAATAGAGTTTTTGGTAATGTAAATAATTCAATAGATAAATGTAAAAGATTAATGAAACCACTTAAAGATGTATACAACGTTGGCAGAATTTATGTTGGTCATACTCCACAAGTATCATTTGGGATTAAAAGTAGTTGTAATGATAAAATTTGGTTGGCAGATAATGGAGTTTCTAGAGCATTTGATGATTTGGATTTAAATTATAAAATGACTGGTGAACGTTCCGTTACTCGTCAAGCCCAAGTTTTAGAAATACTAAATGATGGTGAAAAAATAACCATTTTAAAATAGATAAAGTTTAAATCATTATAAAATTTAAATGACACTTGGAAAATATTTTATTAGAAATTTTAATTTTCCTAATCCGATCATGAATGCATCTGGTTGTTGGTGCACTACCGATCAAGAATTAATAACATTGACACAATCAGAATCTGCTGCAGTTGTAAGCAAAAGTTCAACTTTATTAGATAGATATGGTAATGAGATGCCTAGGTATTATGAGAATGATAGCTTATCTATTAATTCAACGGGTTTGGCAAATAAAGGATTTGAATTCTATAATGATATTGGAGAAATAATTAAACAATATAAACCATTTTTTTTATCAGTTGCTGGAATAGAAAAAGGAGATAATGTATTAATGATAGAATATTTACAAGATTCTATTAATTTTGATTTTATAGAATTAAATCTATCGTGTCCGAATATAATAGGTAAACCACAAATTGGTTATGACCCAAATGATACTAATGAACTTTTACGTAAAGTATTTGAAATTAATTCTACTAATCATCATATTGGATTAAAATTACCACCATATTTTGATATGATGCATTTTAATACAATGGCCGATATTTTTAAAGACTATCCAATTGCTTATTTAACTTGTATAAATAGTTTAGGTAATGGTTTTGTTTTCAATTCAAATTTAGAACCATCAATTATTCCAAAAGGAGGATATGGCGGAATAGGTGGTTCAGTAATTAAACCATTTGGTTTATCAAATGTCCGTAAATTTCATGAATTATTACCAAATATGCCATTAATAGGTTGTGGTGGTATAACATCAGGAAGTGATATAAAAGAATATATGTTATGCGGTGCAAGTATGGTTCAAGTTGGTACACAATTAGTTAAAGAAGGTCCCGGTGTATTTGCCAGATTAAATGAAGAATTTAAAGCTCTGACCTAACTTTCATTAATGCTTTACCTAATAAATTAGTCCCAAAATCAGCTTTGTCAATAGTAAATGCACAAGTATAGTCAAACCCAGTACCCCATATATTATCATATGGAGATGCCTCATAAATTTCTTTATTTCCAGTATTTTTTAATGCATCTTTAATATCTTGATTTTGTTTAAACTTTAACCTTAAAGCATTAACCATAATTTCATATCTTTTTTCATTCCAAACATCTAATACAAAATTATTAACCTGTCTTCCATATTTTTTAATTACCATTGGTTTTGTTTCATTTAAAATATTTTTTAATAATTTTTTATTATTAGGATCAAAGGTTAAACATTTATAATACATAAAATATTGTTCGGAACAGTTAAATTTGATGAGTTTTCCATTTATAGTATCATTAAAATCACTATTATAGAAATTACTCATATAGCCATGGAGCTTGGTTACCCCGTAAAAATAGATAGAGTCTGTTGTTTCCATATTATATAATTACAATCTTAATTATATAATATTTATAAATCAATTTTTATTTTGAGATAGAAAAACTAAGTGCGATATCAGATTATATTTATTTGGATAACATAGCTTTTGTTTTCTTTAATGCATCAATATAAGTGATATCACCGTCTTTTTCATATGGTTTACCTAAAGCTTTAGTAGTGTATTCTTTTAATTTTTTCATAGCTGCTGGATAGTTAATACCATCTTTTTTGACAATCATTTTAATTACTTCAGTTTGAAGTGCAGAATGTGCAGGTGCTTTTCTTTTCTTTTTCTTTTTGTCACAAGGAGGGCATGGTGGACAAGCTTCATCGTCGCCACCTTTCATTGATTTACGGCTAGCTTTTTTGGAACCTTTACGGCTAGCTTTTTTGGAACCTTTACGGCTAGCTTTTTTGGAACCTTTACGGCTAGATTTACGGCTAGCTTTTTTGCTTGCTTTTTTAGATGCTTTGCGGGAACGTCTACGTTTACCACCTATCTGAGTAGAACCGCCTTTTTGGGATTTACGGGAACGTCTGCGAGAACGTCTTTTAGATGATTTCTTGGAACCTTTACGGCTAGATTTACGGCTAGCTTTTTTGCTTGCTTTTTTAGATGCTTTGCGGGAACGTCTACG